AGCCCCTGAAGTCATACGAGAAAGGCCCATGGGCCAAGCTATCAAACAAGGACGCTGCCAAAGTTATCGACATTTTGTATGACGGAGTCAAAGACTATTCTAAGGATTAAAGGGTAAGAATAGGGGCGCCTTTGCGCTCAAATAGAAAGCTCTTTAGCAATGACCAGAGAACAATCAGCAAACAAAATTATTTTCGCAAAATCCAGTCTCCTGGGTAAGCGTCCTACCAACCAACTGCAACCCGGCGAAATCGGTTTGAACACCAATAGCCAAGAACCGGGATTATTCTTTGGAACAACAGATGGAAGAGTAATTAAAGTTGGTCCTACGGCAGTTCTACCAGATGCCCCTACAAGCACCCCAGAGAGGGGTGAATCCTGGTTGAATACCGTTGACGGTACTTTGAATGTAGGCGATGCTGTAAGGTCATGGAGGTCTATCGCAGCGCCTTTTCTTGGGGGTAATGGTAATGTAGTATTTGTAGCCCCGGAATTTCAGTTCTCCTCGGATGCCATTGCCAATGATGGACAAGCATTGCCCTACCAGACATTAACAAGGGCTATCCTGGAGCTATCGAAAATTTATATCAGCAACGTACTGGCTGGTTTATCCCAGAAGAGTGAATCTAATAGGTACACAATCTTTTTGGCGTCGTCAAGATTCACTGCCAATAATGGCCCTGGGCAAAGCCTATCGGATTTTTCTCTTAACCTGTCGAATTATGGAACGGGAGATATTTCCACATCTGATTTAAGCAAATTTAACACTGAGAGCGGGTCCATTATAGTGCCATCAGGCATCTCTATTGTCGGCTTGGATTTGAGAAAGTGCGTAGTTTGCCCTTCATATGTACCATCATACCGTAATCATACTTTCCCCACTGCATTGGCAGGAGTTAATCAACCTGCAACTTCTATTTTTAAACTATCAGGCAACTCGTCCCTTTCCAACTTCTCAATTAATGATAAAGTAAACTACATCGAAGTGGTCGAAGTTACCAACCAGAATTCCTATGCGTTATTTAGATCTAAGAGGCCGCATGGGTTAGAATTGAATGATTTAGTTGACACCCAGTACTCGTCTGGCATAGACCAAAGCACCGGATCCTTTTCTGCTGGTGAGTACTATGCCATCCCTATAACAACATATACTTTTCAGTTATCCACAGAAAAGCAATTGCCATTTGGTGGGGCACCCAGTGTTGCATTTACATCAATTCCACTTAATGTTAATTCCAGGGCAGTAATTTTTAACTGTTCTTTCACCCTGAAGTCGGCCCACAGACTAAGGGTAGTTGAAGAAGCATCTAAAAATGATTTAGCTGAGTATTATACTAAGGTTCAAAGGGCTTTCCCTGTATTCTTCGGTGGTAAAGTCACTGACGGTGATTCACTGGTCAATTCAGGTGATTTTGTCATCGTGGGCCCCACAGATACGGCTTTCCCGAACAATATCAATTCAAATACTACAAAAAATTCATCCTCCTATGTCAATCAAGTAAATTTAAAGTCCGATTACGGAATGTGCTTTATTGATTTTAACGGATCTAACATCCTTGGGTTTAAGTCCGTCATTGCTAATTCTTGCACATCTGTCAGTTTACAAAATGACCCAACGGCATACGAGGTTTATACAACTCTAGAGTCTGAACAGAAGTGGTGGTCGTTAACTGAGTATACATATCTATCCAAGCCCCTATCGCAAAGGCCCGCATCTATAGTAGATGTTACCATTGAAGACCAGCTCCAGGAATTAAACTCAGTACCCATCAATAACATACGCTATTACTACCAGAACCTGAAAACAGCTGATAATCTTAGCCTGGGAATAGTAGACATAGACACAGACTTTAGACATTTTGGGTTCAGAGTAAGAAACGGGGCCTATGCTCAACTGCAATCTGTGTATACTATTGGCCCAGCAGTTGGGGTATGGTCACTAAATGGTGGGATCACAAGTCTAACAAATAGCACAACTAACTTCGGGTCCGTAGCTTTTAAAGCTGAGGGCTTCCTTGGTATTAATACAATAAGTGGGGCACAAAATAACGCTCAAGGATTTGTCTTCGAGGGCATCCAGAGGCCCCTAGCTCTAACTATCGGTCAAGTTGAGAAGTCAGAAAACAAAAAGATTCTTTCCCTGGGATCCAGAGTAGTAAGCTCTTACATTGATCCAACTAATACCGAAATTCAGCTAGTTGAGTTGAGTGCGGATTTTGATCCACGGTATTTACTTCCTTATTCTTTGAAGCCGGGTAGTGCAATTTGGGTGGAGACGGAAGAATGCACATACCGTGGTTTCCTGGCCACAGACGGTGGTCCCACAGTTAATACCGGTCAGGACGACCCAGCTAGATTTGCCCAGTTAAGAATTAGGTCATCAGATAGTACCATACCGACTGATCTTAATTTGATCCCCGTTTTAGGAGTACCCTATATTAGACGATTCCATGACCCACGTAGTGACATTGAGAAGTCCTACAGTATGGTGCTAAGTAATACATCATCTAATGCCATCTCCCCTCAAATAGGTGATGTTCTACGTCTCAACCAAAGCAGTCAGATTCTTGGATCATCGAGTTTAAGGCCAAATGTCCAATTTGACCCAGGGGTACTGGGGGGATGGGGCCGCATATTTACTGTTGATGCGGTAGAGACTGGAATTTTAGGGTCTTCGCCTCAGTTTAATTATTTGATTGGGGACGGTAATCAAGACATAGAATATTATGTTACAATAACAGCATCCGATTATGATAGGCCCTGGGTGCAGAATTATGACCCTGATAGTGGTAGTTATCTCACCTTTGATAACCCATCGGGAACCTACACCACATATGCCAATAGAAACTGGTATGCTGCGGAAAATAATTATTGGACTTCAGTTTATTATGGGGAAGCTAGTAACTTCCAGCCCACATCTGGCCCAGAGAAGCTATCCCCAACATCAACCAATTCTCCATTCGTCGATACTAGTACCTTAGAAAGACAGGACTTGGTCAGTCAGACTTTCCAGGGATCCTATGCCGCTGATGAATACTCATCAATTTATCCAAATTCTACTTACTTCCGTGGGTCTACCAATCCTTACACCACCTACCCAGTTAATAATCAGTACGACGACGATGATGGGTCCGAGTCTCTTGGCATTTGCCTCAAGGACTCTATTACCGGGCCAGAAACTTTCCTAGTAAGCCCATTGGAAGTCATACAAACTGAACAATTATCCGGGCCTACACAAAGATACAGACCCGAGATAGTTGAATTCTCTGTATTATCCGCCAGTGTTTTGCAGAACCCAAGGCAAACCGTTTCCATCGTTAGAATTGGAAATGACACCAATCATGAATTTGTCCGAGTAGTAGGCATCTCCGGGTCTATAATCAGGGCCATCAGACTTAACTCTGGTAATAGTTTCTACTTTACTTCCGGTACCATTCCAAATCCTTGGCCCATTCAAACCTCTGTTAGAGTTTGCAGCACTAATCCAATTCCTGAACCCGGGTTGTATGACCCTGATTGGTCTAACACTAAGAGGGCAATACTAAGGTTCTTTCAGATTATGGGGTATTCCTCGGAGTCTTTGCTGACTTATCTCCAACCTAAATATTGGGGAGAAAGGCTCTTGCCTATTGGGTCTCTACCGTTGACCCCTGAAGCCGGTGGATACGCTCTAACTACCAGCAGGTGGCCTGTAGAGTTCAATCAACCCTCTATAGTCATAGCTAATACCCATACGTGGGCATACACCGGGTACTATAACTATTCCCGTGGCTTACCTAAATTCCAAACAAATGACATTTCAAGAAAATTAGCGGCTGACTTTCAAGCAACTACTTTGTGGAGTGGCAGGTTGACAATTACGGGTGTTAACGATAAGGGTGAGATCATCATTTTTGGCCCCCAAAGACAGGCCCTCACAGCCAACTACTTCGAACAAATCAATCCTTCCGCAAACCCAATAAATCAACAGATTTACGAGCAACAGCCATTTGTGGAGTTTCCCGGGCAAGTTACCGTATATTCATCGGATTCGATTACGTCTCTATTCAACGGTACAACAACAACCTTCACTTTAACTAAAGGCGGAGTACCTATTCCTCCGTCTCAGCTTTCGGCTAACTCTATTTTTGCAATCCTGGGTGCTGTCACTCAAGTGCCTGGCAATAACTATACAGTTAATGGTAATCAAATAACCTTCAGTGAAGCCCCTTTACCGGGGGCAGTAAGTGACATCAGAATCATTACATCTGATGACGACAATAGAACCTTGCAAATGGTGCCCCTGAAGATTAAAGATGGTCAACAAATCGATGGTGTCAGGTTCTCCTTTACTTTGGTATCAAAAGATCCTACAATTAATTTGACCCCATTTGACATCAATGCCAATAATACTTTTGTGTTCTTAGGAGGTACCGAGCAATTACCTCTTACGACTGTTGGTCCCTTGGAACCCTATTCCTATGCCATGACCAGGCTTTCTGGTTCGGAAATGGAGATTACCTTCTCCGAGGCTCTTGCAGTTGGTACTATATTCGATGTTAGAACTGTTTGCACCTCTTCCTTCTGGGCTATTCAATCGGTTTACCCCGTTCAAGTATATTCTTTAAATTCAATCTCTAGTCAATTCAATGGTGTAAAAACCGAGTTTGACTTGACTTATGGATATTTTGATGTTGGGGAAACCTTGCCAAGACCCGTTAATGCTGCTTCGGTGAGTTCTCAGGGTATTATGGTCAATTTAGGTGGGGCTATGCAGATTCCTTATTTCCCAGGTGCTCCCGAAAGTGACTACTCATACCGGGTAGAGGGGTCTAAAATAATATTCACCGAAGGCCCCGCAGAAGGCACCACAATAAACATCAGGGTCATAACTAACGCTGAGTTTATAACTTGCCCGTCAGGTAAATATGGTGCTCCCTCGTTCTTGAAATGGGGTCCCAGCATTGTTCTAGAACTTGCTGATGGTGCTGGTATCATACAGTAAACACCCGGTGCGGGTAAAATAACCATACTAGATGAAAAAAATCAGATGTTAACTAGAGCCCAATACATAGCTGGGGATGCAAGCCAGGGTGAGGTTCTTGAGGACCAAGTCCAGGGTGTTAAAGCAGGCGTAGGAGTTGAGATTTTACCTGATGGTACCATAAATTTTGCATCTGGTACGTCTGTAGGGGTCGTAAAGACCAACAGTCTAACAGCATTTAACTCCTACATATGGCCAAATTCCCCCTTGGTAAATGGTCAACTAGTCTTTAGAAGTGGTAATAATTTATCTTGGGGCAGAGTCCCCGGCTTTGGCTTAGTAGAGGACGGTACTAACGCTTCTAACCTCAAAGCCGCATTGCCTATTTCCACTACTAACCCGGTTATCGGAACAAGCTTAGGGGGAGCCCCAGAAGGTGGTTTATATTGGAACAGTGAGAATGGTAATCTATTTATAAATTACGGTGGCAATTGGATCCAGACCTCCTATGGCCCTGCTGACCTAAACGAAGCCCTTCTCACAGGAACTTATACTCTCTACGTGAACTCTCAAATCGGGAGTGATATTTATGTAACCGGAATATACGACGGTACTGCAACACCAGTTGTCACCAACCAAATGACGCAGGCTGGCTATACTGCTCAAAAGCCTTTCAAAACCCTCCAAAGAGCTGCATTAGAAGTAGCTAGAATTCAAAATGGCCCAGGTCAGGATTCTCAGTCATTTGACCGTTTTGTGATTAAGTGTGCTGCAGGGGTTGCATTGATTGATAATGCCATTGGTAGCGCGTCCGTTTCAGCCTGGGTAAACGATACCATTCCGTCCGCCGCCCAATTAAGGGCCATGAATAGCGTGAATTACCCCGGTGTTATTCTGCCCAGGGGCGTATCAGTCATCGGTGAAGACCTAAGGAAGACTGTGATCAGACCCTTATACGTCCCGCCAAAGACGGGGGATATTGATACCGATCGGGGGTCTATCCTAAGGATTACTGGTGGGGGATTTTTCTTTAACTTCACTTTCAAGGATAAGGAAGGTCTTTCCGATAGTCATCACCTCCTAGATTGTTTTTCGTTCGTTTCTGATACGGATTTGGACGATTACTATGCAAAAGTTCAGACAATTTTCGCTCAGTCCTACCCTGACGTTCCTGTCAACCCGGGGGAAACAGAGATTGTTGCACCTCAACCACCGGGCACTCCAGAACAAGATACAGATGGCATCATGGGGGCGTCCCCGTACATCTTCAACTGCTCTGTACGGTCGGCCTATGGTCTTTGCGGTATCAATGCTGACGGTAATGATGTGACTGGGTTTAAATCCATGGTTACAGCTCAGTTTACTGGAGTTAGTTTGCAGAGGGACTTAAGCTGTTGGCAGAAGTATAATTCGGGTCCGAAAACTTGGACCAACACAATTGCCAATTACGACTCATACATTGCGTTAGATCCTAATAATGTTAGGATGGATCCTACGAAGAGAAGCTTCCACATTAAGGCCATCAATGAAGCATTCATTCAGGAGGTTTCCGTATTTGCGATTGGCCAAGGTATACATCACTGGGTGAAGTCAGGCGGTGAAATCTCTATTACAAACTCTAACAGTTCTTTTGGGGGTTGTGCTGCTTTGGCAGAGGGGTACAAGGCGGAGGCATTCCCTCAAGATACAAACTGGAACGTTGCCACAATAAACCTGGCAACAAACATGATAGATCAAACTACTGTAGTAAATAACATTTCTTTAGGGGTTGTAAGTGCAGGTGTAGCAAATAATGCCATTAACATCACCCTGACTCAACCGTTAATTGACTCGGAGGTTTACCCCGGTGTTCCACAGGTTCTTGCGTCTAAGAATTATACTTTTGCAAGTGGTAGTTACTTGTGGATTGAGAACTCAAGCGGACCCGATTGGAGGGCACCTTTATCCTCAGCGGCTTGGAGTTCCTCAAACCCTGAAAACATCCAAATTACCGTTCCAATGGGGAACCAGAGAGGGGATTTCCCGGGGGTTGACGGTGCCCCTAATTTGGTGGGCAGCAAGGTCTATGTCCGACGCCTTACAGATAGTCGCTCTTTGAGCCAAAGACGCTATAGTATTAATGCCACCAACACTGATAGCAACACTCGCACCCCCCTAAGAGACTATGTAATTCAAACTACTTTAGGTTCTGGTGGCGGTATCATAGGCTTGCTTCCTGATTCTGACATGGTGATTGTCAATAAATCGGGCCCCATCCCAATCGGAACTGACCCTGTTGTCAGGAAAGCCCAAGTTATTCTGGAAAGAGCGAACCCTTCTAATGTCTGGACTGCAGGTAATTACTACAGGCCAGGTGAAACAGTTAAATATCAAAATAAGCACTTCACATGTGTAGTTAAAAACTCGGACGCTGCTTTTGACACCGAAAAGTGGAGTCAGTCCTATGTTCATATGCGATCTGACTATAATGCTTACGACTTTTTCATCAACACAGCCCCCGTAATTTATTTCGATAATGATACAGATGGGGATCAACCCACTACAAATTGTGGCTATAATCTAACTACTTGTTGGTCCACTGACCCTAAGATTATTTCCCAGTACACCACGGCAACCGACTATAGGGGTGTTTACCAATTTTTAATTGGCATCGGCTTCACTGCCCCGCAAGTTACCAGCATTTTGCTGCCGGTACCAACTGCCTCCAGGGAATTAAACCCGGCTTCTAATGTGGATATGAAAGGCTATGTCCCTAATGGGGCAGCCAACTTATTGTCGAACTGGCCCATTGAGTTCAGGCGGCCATCAGTTTTACGCATGTTCGGCCATGCTTGGGAGTGGGCTGGTTTCTTAAACTATACGAAGGCTCTCCCCCGTTATCAAGGTGATTTGTCCCCACAAAACCAGTTCACATATTATTTCACTAATGAACTTGGTGGCCGAGTTTATGCAACCGGTTTCAACCAAGAAGGTTTCTTTGTAACACCTGCTGGACTGACTGACTTGAGCACGGGATCAACCATAGGAATTTCCGACATTGGAAATCCGTTCTCGGGGGTAGATTTGCCGACTTACTACCCGGCTTTGACCGTAGACTCTCTTAATGTGACAACCAACATGGAGTTTTCGTCTGGGTGTCAAATCGACGGGGCCCCAATTTTCTCACCAGAGTGGTATACGAATTTCAGATCTGCAACTGAAACCGATCAGGGCATTATCCGATTGTCCACTACCCAGGAATCTCAACAACTCCTGTCTACCGACACGGCTATCACCCCTTATAGTTTATCATATGCTGTTAGTTCTGCTATCAAGAGCGTTGTAAATTTAAGACTCAGCCTATCTGGATCCTCTCCTGTCCCAAGTAGCAACCAGCTTAATAGTACCAACCTTTACATTCACCCTTACAATGGTAGTGAAATAGCCCTATACAACACTACCGAACAAGTTTGGCAAATCGTGCCTTTCTCAGGGGTATTAACGAGAAGTTTAGCCCCTGCATCGTCTCCTGACACAGTTTACGATATCTATGTGTACAACGGAAATGCTTCTAACCCTTTGTTGGCCCCCAACCTTTTAGTCGATTTCGTGGCATGGGCGAACCCCCAGTCCCCCCCTTCACGGTCCAGCCAAAACGGTATTATTTGTAAATTAGGCGATCTTTCCAGAAGATTTGTCGGATTAGTCCGTACAACTACGGCTGGCACTTCGACGATGCGTCTCGGTGGGGCCATATACGATGTGAACTCTGCTGATTACCCAAGATTATACTTGGCTAACTATTATAACTTGTATGATGCTAGAGCTGTGTACTTTTTCGGCAGCAGTTGGAACTCGCCAACAGCGAATAATTGGGCGCTAGTGCCAGGTAGCGTCTACCCTGTGGCTCCCCGTATTAGCTTTATTCAAGCAGGAAATACCCTTGTAACATGTTTCCTAGACATATACAATAATTTTCAGTCACCGCCGAACGTGGCTACGGCATACGTTGCACCAGGGTTGGATTTAAATTTGGCTAATACTCCCTTTCCAGTAGATGATGCTTTTTACGGGGAGACCCAAGTTGATAACCAAACTACAGGATCCCAATGGGCAAGAGCACTAGACCCAGGTGCTCACGATTTGTATTATTTATACAAACAAATAGGAAACTCCATCATAAATGAACACCTAAATCACGGTATGATCTTAATAGCGAAAGTATGATTATATGTTACTTTGAAATTACAAAAACATTTAGACAAAAACACTGACCCCTTATAATGACCTTCACCCCTATTCAAATCCTCAGGAAGAGCACCCTCGGTGTTCGACCCGATCCAACCCTTCTGCTGCAGGGACAACCTGCCGTTAATACGAACATAGAACAGCCTGGTTTGTTTTTTGCAGACTCTGCTGGCACTGAACTTATAAAAATTGGCCCCACCGCAGTGGGTGAAAATCCCCCAACTCCGGACCCTTGCTTAGGTGAATCTTGGGTTCAACCAGACGGTGCTGATCCCGGTGTACCCATGCTCTGGTTGTTCGATGGAGAAGACTGGAGGGGCGTCCCCTTAACTGAGACTTATGTTGCCCCTGGTCCATGATTAAAAATCTAAGGACAAATCCTCAGGACCTTGTTTTGAAAATGAACCAATTAGGGGCATGGGCGTGCAATAAGTTCCACATCCTTTGCTTCGGTTAGCACTAGCTAAGACCAATGCGTATTTGGCAGCACCTCTATGAAACTCTTGCCAATCTTTCCATAGTTGCTGGTCTTTAAACTTTTTAGCCGTGGGAGGGCCCACTAGGGGCACATCAGCATAAACCAAACCTTTAAAAGCCATGAAAGAGTCTGCAATTTCAGAGAAACTCAACAAAACATGATCAACGTCTGTCTTGACCCCGTTCCTAATGGTTTTCCCTGTTATCATACAGATAATCGGTAGTGATACAGACGATCTATACGCCTTTAGTTGATCATTAACCGCCAGCCTCATTGACGATCTAACCGCATTATAATGTTTTTCTTCTGGAGACGGGGCAGTGCCGATCTTTTTAGGTGGGTATAACATGTCAATAAGCTTCTGTTTGCCTACTGGCTGTTTAGTGCCACCCCTTTCCAGGGAAATCATCTTGACTTTCCTGCCACTGGCGATGTCTATGTTGCGAATGTAGACTTCTACATCGGTTTCATTTGATAATTTCATCCATTGTTCCGTTAGTCGGCAAGACCGTAGAACAAAATCTTTTGGGGCTCCAATTAAGCGACTATTGGTCCGGTGGTTATCGATGATTCTGGTTATCTTATCGGAGTACTCACCTTTATTAAGGCCGAAAGTGGTTTTACCTGTTGTCATTGTTTCCTGGTTTGCTAACGATAATTTTACCCTTCAGATGTATGTGCTATAATGACTGTGGCGAGTGGTGCTATGACAAACTCCGTTATTCGGCAAAGAACCGATCTTGAATTTCTAGATGGAACCACCGTGGAATGCTCTGGCAGGGTGAAGGAATTTAAATGCCATGAAAGGAGGAAAGACCTTGACTCGGTCTTACTTGTGAACCTCATTGTCACTCCAGTGCCATTTGGGGAATCTATAGCTATTGACCATCTGTGGATTCTTAAGAAACAATTACAACAAATAGGAAAGTTACCTAGCCAAAACGAACGAATAAGATTCACCGGGTTGGTCTACCCTTACAGAAGGATGGGGGGTAAATCAATTGATAGGGGATTATTTGGGTCAACTGATTACGGAATTCTACCAAAAGTTAATCATGAAAATCGAAATTAAAAACGGCTTCTCCAACGGCAAAGAATACTATGAGTTTGAGCTTTGGGATGGCCCCGAGGAAATAGAGCACGTAAGAGGTTTCTCTACGGATCTAATCAATGCTTTCACTAAGGTTTTAGAGTGGAGAGAGCGAATCTCTAGGGAGTATGGGGAAGGAGATTGACTTTTCATGGAGACTTGCTACAATAGCAATGAGAAAACCTCAAAAATGAAACCATCCGAAGAAAAATTAGCAGAGTTTAAGAAAAACTCAGAAAATTGGTCCAAAGAACGTCTAGGGGATAGAAAATCCTTGATTCTCGACGTTGAAACTACCGGCATCCTTAACAAGGATCCAGATACCGAAGTCGTACAAATCTCTGTCATTAACATGCAGGGCCGTCCAACTTTTTCCATGCTTGTTAAACCCAACAAACCGCTTACCCAAGAACTAATCGACATCCACGGAATCACCAATGAAATGGTTATGGATGCTCCGATTTTTCCGCAAATCGCCAAAATGCTGTCGTTTATCCTTGATGGCAAGCACCTTATTGCTTACAATGCAGATTTTGACTTGAAGCTTCTATGGCATCTTTACAAAAAGTACAATCTCGAACCCCCTAAGACTTCGGGAGTATCCTGTGCCATGGATAGATATTCGGAATGGTGCGGTGAGTGGAGCGATAAGAAGGATGGATTTAAGTGGCAAAGATTGCCAAACCTCTCGGCACTTCCGGCGCACGATGCCATGTCTGATTGCCTTTCCACCCTAAAAGTACTGGAATTAATGTCTGGTTTGTACGATCCGGCTAAAGCCAGCGCAGATGAAATTGATTTGAATTTTTAAATTTACTAATGGAAAATAACAATCCCTGGTTTATTGAGGGGTCTAGCAAGTCCCGTCTCGTTACCGTTACCCCCAATGCTGAGGAGCACATTGCATACATTGCGAGGGTGACAAGCAAAGATCAAAGCAACCCTAAAATCTCGGGTCTACTAAAGCATTGCGCTAAACATGGACATTGGAGTGTGTTTGAAAATGCCACAATGTCAGTCGAAGTTGTTACTCCTTTGGCAATCTCAATCCAGGCTTTGCGGCATCGATCTTTTTGCTTTCAGCAATTTTCTGGGAGGTATGAGGACCAAGGTTTTATGGGAAACTACACCGACGGTCTTCCTGCCTACCGAGACCTATTCTATATGCCCGAAGAAGCGAGAGTTCAGGATACCAAGAACCGGCAAAATAGTTTTGTCGCCGATGATAAGAGTCTAACCGACTTCATGTGGGCAGAGTTTGAGTTTGCTTACAAAGCTGCGATCACTGCCTACAATAATCTCCTTGGGCGTGGTATCGCTAAGGAATTGGCCCGCTTTGTTCTTCCTGAAGGGGTCTACACACGTCTCTATATCACCGGTAACGTTCGTTCTTTCATCCATTACATCAACGTAAGGGACGATCAGGGGGTGGCTCAGTGGGAACATGTAGAACTTGCAAGAGCTGTACGCTCGGTGTTTGCGACTCAATTTCCTACGATCTACGGTTCGTTATTTGACGCTCAAACAGGCAGCCTTCTTTACAAGGATAAGGAACACGATGAGCAAATTGCCAAGCTTAAGGGGGAGATCTCCATCCTGCACGAGGAAATTGAAGACCTCAAGTCCATAGTAACTACGCTTCAAAATCAACTCTCGAATCAATGAACAACCAGATCGTAAAAGGATTTTGGAAAATCGCCGAAGATTATCCCACAACAGATAAAGATTACCTTGTAGCATTCCCTGCCAATGATGGAACTTTCTCAATGGTGGATTGTGATGTGTGGGAATTCAGGTCCGGGGAATGGCTAAGCCTCCCAGACTCTAGATTCCAAGAGCAGGAAGTCGGACTTCCAACATACTACATTGACCTCCCTATGCCAAGATGACGGACAGGCCCAAACTCGAAAAAACTATCGTCTTAAAGACTTCCCCTAGCCCCCTTCTAGTCATTGACTTCAACGTCATGTGCTTTGCTGTTTTGGGTTGGTATGAATCAAAAATTGAAGGATCCTTCAGCAAAGAAGTCGAAAAGAAGCTGGTTCGTGGAGCTTGGGCACTTTTCGTAAATCGCGGTCCACAGTTCATGAAAAGGCATCCTTACCGTATTGTATTTGCTGCGGATTATCGCAATCCAGAGACAAATAACTACTGGAGGGATGATTTTATGAAGGAATCCGAAGTAGTTCAACAAGCATGGGTCGATTATGCGGCAGCTGGAGGAGTTGATGTCAAAGAACTTGCCACTCACTATAAAGGGACACGGAGTGAGAAATCAGATGCATTCTGGTTTGTTTACAATGAAGGTAGGAATTACTGCCAGATGTATTTTCCGTGGTTTTGGCGTCTTGGTTATGAAGCCGATGACATAGCAGGTAGTATCTATAGGGCATCCCACAAAGGGGAACCCAACGACGTTATTCACAAACGCCAAATCTTGCTTCACACTGTAGATAGAGATTGGACTCAGTTGTGCGACGATAAGAACCAAATTTACTTCTCAAACACACGAGCATGTCACCCCAATGGAAAAATCCAAGAGCAACTTAACGGGGAAATTGGCGTTGCTGAGTGGGCTAAACATAGGATGAAAGTTGACATTAAGCACCCTAGTGAGCTGGCAAAGCACAAAGCTGCCGCCGGGGATATGTGTGACAATGCCGTAAAAGGTAGCCCCATCGAGTTGTTTGACTTGTGTGAACCAAACCCCAAATGGAACATCGATGAGTTGCTATGGGATGAAACCTTCTATTCTGAAGTTAATAATCCTGAGCATAATACTAGAAACGACCATTACGACCAGGCAGTAAAGGCCTTTGCTAAGATTTGTTTGGAAATTCCGGTTTCTACTTGATTGGTGTCTGGTATTTGACATTGGGTATTTGTCCCTTGGTATTTGACATTCGGTATTTGTCCCTTGGTATCTAACCTCTGGCACTTTGCTTGGGCAGTCAAGGGTGCGGCAAAGGGGGTAAAACTCCTTTAGATAAACATCAATGAATGAATCCCGATTCAGCATACCTCGCAAAAGCTCTCCCTATGGCTCGTCTTCTTTACGAAGCTAGTCGTGGGGATTTTGAATGCGTTCCTGAGACTTACTCTGAGCATTTTAGCCATTGCTTTCAGGATGGGGATGTATCGTTGCTGTCGGCTTTTTCTAAGTTTTCTATAGATGGTGAGTTAGAGAATTGGGAGCTAGACGAAGCCATCGAATTGCTAAGTAAGGTAGAGCCTGATTTTTGGCCTGATCCTGAATCCATAGAGCACCTTGACTTGGGTGGTATTTTTTCTAATGAGCAAGAGGAATCATTAGACTTTGTTGAAGATAATTTGAGTTCGTCTGAAAGAGCCCAGAAGGTTCTGTCAGCAGTTATTTATAGTGTGTTTGGTGAGAAGGTGGATACGATAAGAGATAGGTCCGGGAATTTTCCGTCTCCAAAGAATAATTTCCTACAGGACGAGGACGGAACCTTTTCTGGTTCATTTAAATTTGATAAATACAAGTTCCTATTTGAGATCTTACCTACTGAGCAGGGCTGGGTGTGTACCTATAGGATGGACGAGAAGTCGTTAGATTCCCTAGAAAAGAACACCGACATAAAAAATAAGAAGAAGGCGCCCCAACACCGAAAAGTACGCAATAGGGGGTGGTCCTGATGGCTAATTTTTCTGGCGGGGTGATCCCTACATTCCCCATTACGGCTAATGGGGCCATTAATAGCTTAGGGAATAGCATAGTTCAAACTTTAGGCGGGTCTGTTATTAATGTTGCACTGAATCAAGTAACTCCAGAGGAATGGAGACAAGTTCTCGGGGTGGAGCCTACAGCATTCGATAATATTCTGCCATCAATCGAGAGGAGCGCTCTTTCTGCTGGGGGACAACTTTTCAATCAATTTTTGACTGATACCTTATCACCATCAGGGGCAGGGGGAGTTTTAGGGAATATTGGAATAAATTTAGCTCAGACTGCAGCTAGTAATATATTTCAGAATCTGTTAGGGGACATAAGTGGGGCAGCAGTAGGTAGCGGGAAATCCAGCAGGTGGTTTCCAGGCGCATCCAATGAACCAGTAGCTAATTATGGGTCTACAATTTTCACAAAGGGGTTAAATGGACCTGATGTAACTTTTTCTATTATACCTGCTCTTTCAGGGGCTGCTAGGGAATCTGCATCTTGGTTAGTTAATCCAAAATCAAAAGCAAGTTTAAATGCTAGGGAGGCCTTTGCTGAAACGTCAGGGGGTTATATAGCGGCATCAAATTTTGACACGGCTGCCGCTTTCTCTAAGGAGATGGATCTTGCCTTGTCTCTGCCTGATTTTAAAGGTAAGTTTCCCTTAGTAGGGAGTGAGGAATTTTTTAATTACTTGTCAGGTTCTGGGGGGTTACCTTTAGGGGATCTTTTTGCAAATTCTGACCTTAGTGTGTCTCTCGCGGAGTCACTCTCTGGTGGTTGGAATTTCATTTGTGCTCCGGAAAGTATCTCATGGAACAGTGAAGCCCAAGTCGAGCGTGTCCCTATGTTTGGTACTAATCAGCCGCCCGTTATCTCGGGGTCAAAAAGCATGAGAGACCTTACACTGTCAGATGCCCTTGTGGAGGGTTTTTCAAGGGGCAGGTCAGTTGAGGATAAAATTGCTAGATTAGAAAATTTAATGAATTTCACCCTGGATACTAAAAACAAATACATTAAAGTTCCGGTCTATTACGTCCAGGCAAATAATAAACTATATGGAAATGGGTTGAACGGTGCTGATGGCGGGTATTTTGTAATAAAGAGTGTCAATGTAAAGGAATTGATGAGGGATCTGTCGGGCAATACAACGAGGGCTACGGTTGATGTTTCATTTGTCCAGGTACCGCCTTATCAGGTTACTAGTGGTAGGGACCTAGCCAATATTGCGTTGATTGGGCGAACGTCGATTTTGCCTACTGTGGCTGATGCTGTCTCTAAATTACTTTCCAGTAATAATGAAACTGCCCGACAGGTTGCAGGCGTACAAACACCGGCATCTAATCCAAATGTTAAGGGGGGCATAGACCCTCAGGATCAAAGACAAGGGGGAAATAGATGAGTAATACACAAAGACAATTTACCTTAATCGGGAATTTTACTGATAATATTACCCCCGAGTTAAACCGGATTAATGACACCCTAAACCAGCTACGGACAAACTTCCAAACCCTGGGTCAATCTGTGGCGCCACTGAACATGCAGATGGCCCAATTGACAATCAATAGTCGAGCCTTTAATAATTCTTTGGCCGCAAGAGCATCTCAACTGAGGTCGTCCACTACAGCAATGAATTCCTACACCAGGTCTGTCAATGCTGCCAATGCCGCTGCTCAAAGGTTAAATCAAACTCAACGTAATGGTGGGGGTGGCCCTACCGGCGGGGGAGGTGGTGGCGGTGGTGGATATGGTAGAAGGGGTTATGGCCGTGGTGGCTACGGTGGATATGGTGGGGGTGGTTTCGCCTCACAAATTATGGGCTATCAGATTGCCAACACAATTTCCGGGGCCATACTAAGCGGCTTCCAAATGGGTGTCAACCTAATGGAAAAGCCCTTCCAGTATTTTGCAAGCGCATTTGGGGAACGAATTAAAGATGAAATGTCAGACATCCAGGCTGCTGGAGGTTTGTTTGCCATCAGTCAACGTAAGGGGCTGAACATGTTCCCAAACTTCTCTTCAGCAATGAGAGAACTGCAGAGAATTAACTACAAGCTCGCACAATCTGCTGCTGCTTTACCAGGGGCCACTGAAGATTACGTTAAGCAGGGGAAGTTGCTCTCTGACACGGTAATGACCGCAATGGGAAATGACCCAAAGGGGTTTACAAAACTGGGCCAGGAATTTGGAGCTAAAGTTGGCGATAAGATGGATTCTCTAGGAGTCCTAATCCAGAAGTTAACAGAGAAGTCCGTGTTGATTGGTATGGGCAACCCAACTAAATCACCTTTGGGAACCCCTCAGCTCATCGAACAATTGATTAATGCCCCGGCTATTGGTCCGAAGATGTTCCAAAAATATGTGGCTTTTAGGAACAACCCTATCTTTACAGGCGCATTCCAGGACCCGGAAATGCAGAAGAAACTAGCGGCCACAAAAGCAGGGGGACCTGACCGGGTTAGAGTCGTCATGGAATTGCTTGATATGATCCTGCCGAATGAAGTCATTCAGGCATATAAAAACTCGACAAGTGGTTTCCTTGAAGCGTTTAGATCTTCTTTCCTAGACCCGGAGGTCGGTCTATTTGGCCTTGGTAGAAAGTTTGGTAAAATTGGCAAATCAATTGATGAGTATGGTCGTTACCTAAATAAACAAGGGCAAGTGGTTAAAGATGCGGCACTAGCAGCAGAAGAAGACTATAGTTTATTTGAAATAATTTCTAAAATCATAAAAGGTTTCGGTTTGCCACTTAGTGAGTTGACGGCGATACTGCCCCAAATTTGGGACCCATTGAGGAGTATTGCTGAGTTGATGATGCCCATGATGAATGCGGCTCAAGATTTTTATAGGAACTTTATTTACTACACCAAAGGATTCGAAAATATTGCCAATAGTATGGGTTTAAATTCCCCCGCAGGGCAAGCAATTAAGAAGACGGCTGGTGCAAGAGGTTTTGTTCTGGCCTTAACTAATTTTATCAGGGTCCTCGACGATAAGTTTGGTTTAAAGGGATTCTACGGCGTCAGGGAAAAATTAATGAGGCCAAATGCGGATTTGGCGGGAATCACTAAAGACCTATTCGCAAAACTATTCCAGACAGATTTCCCCTATTTCATCGGTAAAACCATTGGCGGTGCCATTGGGTCAACCCTTAAAATGCTGGGTGATATTATGTCCGGAGCTACAAACATTGTGGCGACAGGGCCATTCGCCGAAGGTTTGGCTGAAGGTTGGAAAGCGACTAAAGGGTCTGAAGGAGTTAAGTTAGTATTTGAGTCCCTCTTTAAGGTAATTGGCAATACGATACAAACCTTGTTCCAAGCTGCCCCGATGCAAATGTCCATATTGGCAGCATTAACTGTCGGTATGCCCATCATTCAGCAGATTATTACTTTCGGATTGTTATCATTATTTGGTAGGCTTGGAACCTTTATTGAGAGGGGTTTGGGTGCAGCCCCTAGGTTAATGGCCAGGGCTTCGGCTACTGTCAGGGGTTTACCGGGGGTTATTTCCGGCGCACCACGGTCGGTTGGTTTGGGGTTGGCCCGGTCGGTATCAGGGTTAGCTATGGGGGGAGCTGCTAATATAGGGGGATTAGCTCGGGGTGTAGCGGCCACCAACATAGCTAAAATCGGAGAAACCTTCAGAGGGCTTTCAGGGAGACTCCTTTTATTTGGGGCTGCGTTGCAGACTATAATTTCTTTGTTTCAAGGGAAGAATGTATTTGACTCTTTGGCATCTGGCGCTGGTCCGGCGATTGGCGCTGCAATTGGGTCAGTGCTGTTGGGGTGGATTCCCATTGTAGGACCTTTGCTTGGTGCTGTATTAGGTGCTAAATTTGGGCAACTGTTGGAGAAACCACTGTCAGAAATTTTTAAGAACATTTGGGGTTCTTTCCAGGGGTTGATGAAATCTGTTGAGATCGTTTTTAAATTATTCGGAGATTTGAGTAGGGCTCTTGGTAAAGCAGTTCCTGGAATAAATGCTATGGGGATAGCCATGGCCCCTTTTACTTTGGCTTTCCAGGCACTAGAGATGGGACTCAAGGGGTTAGCTACCCTTTTGGCTTGGGTTAGAATGAAATTCAATCAGCCAGGGGCTTGGAAAGATTTTGATGAAG